TGTTACTTTTTCTGGAGCAGTTAGTTTAGGTGGTTTAATTACAGCTACTGTTTTAAATCAAGAATATCAAATAACAAATATTGTCGATGGTAATACTTATAATATTACAGCAAAAGATACTTCTGGAAATACAGTTACCGCTAACAGCAGTGACACTGGTAATAGCGGTTCAGGCACGGATGGTGTCTATCAGGCAAACACTGGCTTAGACACAGTAGTTAGATCGACTGGTTGGGGTGCAGGTTTTTGGGGCGGTACTACAGATGGCGCTTTGACTACAACTTTAAATGACTCTGGCGGTATCTCTGATTCTGACACCACTATAATATTAACTAGTGCTACTGGTTTTGTAGCTAGTGATACTATTTTGATAGGTGAAGAATTAATAACTATTGGTTCAGTTTCTACAAATACTTTAAGCAGTTGTACTCGAGGCGTGCAAGGAACCACAGCGGCAGCGCACAGTAATGGTGCCACTGTGCAATTAGTTACAGGTAACGCAAGTAGTGCTAATGATTTTAATGGTTGGGGTGAAGCTGCAAGCGCTGGAGTAGAGACAGCAACAACTAACTTAAGACTTTGGAGCCACGATAATTATGGTGAAGATTTAATTATAAATGCTAGAGGCGGAGAAATTTATCGTTGGGTTGAAAACAATACTACTTCAACTAGAGCAGTCGAGTTAAGCACTCAAACAAGCTCTCTTAATCAAGTACCAACAAGAGGCCTGCAAGTTTTAACTTCAGAAACTGATCGACATTTAATTGTTTTTGGCGTAGACCCGATAGTTAATGAAACTAGGTCTGGTGAAATAGATCCTATGTTAATTGCTTTTAGCGATCAAGAAAATCCATTAGATTTTAGAACTTTAACAACCAACACAGCTGGAGAACTAAGGCTCTCCTCTGGGTCTAAATTTATTGGCGCAGTAAAAGCCAGACAAGAAATAATTGTTTTTACTGACACTGCTATTTACAGCATGCAATTTATCGGACCACCTTTTACTTTTGGTTTAAATTTAATAAATGAGAACACTGGATTAATAGGACCTAAAGCAGCAGTTACTGCTCCTGGTGGTGTGTTCTTTATGAGTTATGACTCTTTCTATGTATACAATGGCACCGTGCAACAAATACCTTGCACAGTTAGAAATTATGTTTTTAGTGACATTAATCAAGAACAAGGTTTTAAAATACACGGCTTTACCAATAATAAACACTCAGAGGTAGGTTGGTTTTATCCGTCTGCTAGTTCCACCGAAATAGACAGATATGTAATTTATAATTACCAAGAAAAAGTTTGGTACTACGGACAGTTAAATAGAACTGCTTGGCTAGACTCAAACATTGAAGAATATCCACAAGCAACTGGCAGTAACTTTTTATTTCAACATGAGTTTGGTTTCAATGACGACGGTGCTGAAATGACTAACGTTTTTATAGAGTCAGCTGATTTTGATATAGAAGATGGCGAAAGGTTTTCTTTTTTAAGAAAAGTTATACCTGATATAAAATTTTTAAATGATGATTCAGCTTCTAACGTTAATATAATTACTAAAACTAGAGACTTTCCAGGCGACACATTGAGCTCTGGACAAACTGCAACTATATCTCCAACCACTACACAAAGTCATATTAGAGCCAGAGGCAGACAAGCAGTAGTGCGTTTAGCATCTAACGATGGCGATAGTGGTAACTTAGGAGTAGGCTGGCGTTTAGGAGCAACACGTTACGAAATTAGATCAGACGGTAGAAGATAATGGCAAAGCTGCTAAACACTAGATTACCAATAGCTAACACTGAGGTAACGCCAGAGCTATTTAATCGTTTAGTTAGATTATTAGAATTAAACTTAGGTGAGTTCGATCCTAGCAACACTGAACAATTTACTACTGATGAACGAGATAAATCTAATTTTAATATTGGCACAGTAATTTTTAACACCACAACAAATTCACTACAAATTTTTGACGGCGTAGGGTTTGCTGATATTAGTGAACCTTTTGTTATACTCACCGTTGCTGGCGACAAAGTTAAATTTAGTCCAGCTATGACCGCTAGTTTAGGCGCTATTAGTATTACAATATCTTAACAATGAATATTTTTGATTGGACCGATAGTACAAAATTAAGCAGAAACTTTTCGTTACGTGAGTTAACTAAAAGCTCTACCGCAGTTAGAAAAAACATTGATAACTCTGTTCAAGATAGAGACGTTTACAACTATTTAGTAAAAGTCTGCAAACATATTTTGCAACCAATCAGAGAACATTACGACATACCATTTAGTCCCAACAGTGGTTATCGCTGTCCAGCCTTAAACACTGCAATTGGTGGCTCAACTACAAGTCAACATTGTTTAGGTCAAGCAGTAGACATAGAACTACCAACCGTTGATAACGAAAAACTTTTTGGTTTTATAAAAGATAATTTAGAGTTCGATCAAGTTATTTTAGAATATTACAATGGCATAGACCCACATAGTGGTTGGGTGCACGTTTCTTACATATCGCCTAAGATGAATAGAAACAGGGCCATGACTTTCGATGGTAAAAACTATAGAATAATAGAATGAGCACAGGACTTAAAAAATGGTTTCAAGAAGAGTGGGTTGATATTGGCGCACCTAAGAAAGGTGGTGGCTATAAAAAATGTGGTAGATCAAAACTTAAGTCTGATCGTAAAAGAAAATATCCAAAATGTGTACCTAAAGCAAAAGCAGCACGTATGTCAAAAAGTCAGATAGCCAGTGCGGTTAGAAGAAAACGTGCTAAAAAACAAGGTGTTGGTGGTAAACCGACCAATGTAAAAACTATTGTGTGATGGCTATATCTAGGGCACAACTCAGTAAAACCACCGAGAAAAAATATAAAAAACGCAACCACAAAGGTTGTGGTGCTGTTATGAACGATAGACGAAAAAAGACGACTTATGCCTAAAAAACGAAGCAAAGGCAAAATGCCAGCTAGAAACAAGAAAAACTTTCGACCAACGAAAGCAGGTGCTGGTATGACTAAAGCTGGAGTTAAAGCTTATCGTCGTCTCAATCCTGGTTCTAAATTAAAAACAGCTGTCACTGGTAAAGTTAAGAAAGGTAGTAAAGCAGCTAAACGTAGAAAATCGTTTTGTGCTAGATCAGCTGGACAAATGAAAAAATTTCCTAAAGCAGCAAAAAATCCTAATTCAAGATTACGTCAAGCGCGTAGACGCTGGAAATGTTAATAAATGAATAATATAATATACAAACTTATAATTAAAAAAAAGGAACAACATGGCAGCAAAGAAAAGAAGAGGAAAGACAACTAAAAAGAAGGGACCAAACCCGACTAATAAAGCTTTGTATTCAAGAGTTAAATCTGAAGCAAAGAGAAAGTTTAAAGTATATCCTTCAGCTTATGCTAATGCGTGGTTAGTAAAAACGTATAAAAAACGTGGTGGGGGATATAGTTAATGACTACAGGAACTAAATTCGATGTGCTTGGTGAGTACGATGGGCAACCATTTCGCTTTGCCAGAAACTTATCTTTGACTACTGCTAAAGACATGGTTAAAAGAAAAGGTGGCAAAGTAGTAATAGCTGGCACGGAGACAGAGGTAAAATAAATTTTTAACAACGGAGATAATTATGGTTGGAAATAAAAAAACCAAATACATGAAAAAAGGTGGCTTAGTTAAAAAAATGAAAAAGACTAAGTACAAAAAGAAAGGCGGAAAGAAAAGAAGATAGTTAGTGTCTTTTCTAATTAGTAATATCCCACATTTTAAATGTTGGGTACGAAAAGAATTTACCGCTAATCACGAAAACTATCACGGCGAATATTTACATGCTCTCGCCATAGCAGTAAATACCATTCCAGATAGGTCTTTAAGTTTTCAAGTTGTTTTTACAGGCTGTGAAGAAGACGATCCTGATAAAAACGTGCACGGTGGCGCTATGTGGGCACGTATGCCAATTCAAGCTTTAGTTGCCGATATACCAGTAGAAGAATGGCCAGAACCTATGGAAGATCATTTAGCTCAACCTTGGGACTGTGAGTCAAGAACACACAGCACTATAGTTATGGATCGAGTTAGTTCTAGTCCGTGGCTTTGTAAAATAGGTAAAGACTTCTATCAAGGCAAATATTTATTTACAGTTGATTACACCGACTCAGATATAGCTGATGATCCTGCCCAACATAAACAATCTCATGTATTATATATAAACGAAGAAGGCAAGTGGAAAGGTAACTTTGTTGCTTTGCCTAATAATAGAGTTAGGGCTACTAGTCCAGCGTTATGGGTTACAGGTCAGGGTGCACCTGATTTTACACCTTCACAATGGACTCACTCTGCTGAAGAACATGAAAGTTACTTAGACCCTAGTATAACTTTTAACAACTTGTATGAGGAATAATGATTGAATCAATAGTAGGCGTAGCCGGTAACGTGCTTGACAAATTTGTGGCTGATAAGGACCTGAAGGCTAAACTCGACCATGAGCTCAAGACGGCTTTTCATTCAGCTAATTTAGCGCAGATAGAAATAAATAAACAAGAAGCTGCACACAAGAGTATGTTTGTCGCAGGCTGGAGGCCATTTGTTGGTTGGACTTGTGGTGTCGCACTAGCGTATCATTTTGTAATCTCACCAATATTAGGTTTTGTTTTAGTTTTAGCCGGTGTTCAAATATCTATGCCTACCTTTGAGTTTTCACAACTTAGTACTATTCTTATGGGCATGCTCGGGCTTGGGAGCTTGAGATCATACGAAAAGATGAAGGGTGTGCAGAGAGATAAGTAGTGTATGAGTTTAAAAACTTATTACTAAAATATCCTGCTGATTGGTTTATTGAACCAGAAACTTTAGAAAAAGCTAAAGCTTCGTTAGGACACATTATTGCTTTTTACGAGGGCCTAGGGACCAAGGACCCAGAGAAAGCACCACTGCAAGATTTAATAAAAGAACCTTTATCAGAGGTCTATACTTTACCGTTATTCTCTAAAAAGTTTTGTGCGCTGTTAGTTGATGAACTACAGCACATGCAAAAAACAATTGCTTTTGTACCTAACCCAGATGAAGACACGCTTAGACAAATACCAGAAATAGTTTTTAACGAACACTGTCCAGAACTATTTGATTCGTTAATGACTGTGGTACAGAACGTAGTCAACCCTATATTTTTAAGTATTTGGAACAGGTATGTAGTAGACGGCACTATACAATTAGCTAATTATAATTTAAAAGATAAAAAACAAGGCGCTTGGCACCATGATGCTAGTGCTGATATAAGCATGGTTGTACCTTTAAATACTGGTGAGTATGAGGGTGGCGGCACTGAGTTTTTTAACCGTGGTACAATCTATCCATTGCCCACAGGAAATGCTATGATATTTCCTAGTTTTACACACATGCACAGAGGGCTGCCTGTAGAGTCTGGAGACAGATATTTATTAGTTTTTTGGCTAAAAAGTGATGCAGAAAATGCTTAAAACATTTAACATATATAGGGTAAAATTTAATTACTATGAATAAAATAGACAATAGTGGCGCAGGTATTGCAGCATTAGGCAGAAACGGGGACGAATTTATGGCGCACGTTGCTGCTGGCGAAATGGTCGTACCACCAGTCATCACACCAGAAACTAGAGCTCGTTTATTCCAAGAAATGCAACAAGCAGGATTAGACCCTGACCGATATACTGTTGGTGAGGGTATGTCCATCAACCCAATTACTGGTCTACCAGAATTCTTTTTTAAAAAAGTATTTAAAGGTGTTAAAAAAATAGCTAAGAAAGCTCTTCCTGTTGTTGCTGGTTTAGCTATTCCGGGTATTGGTAATGTCATTGGTGGAGGACTTAGTAGTTTAGGAAGTGCACTTAGCATACCAAGCGGTATTGGTTCAAGTTTACTAGGTGGAAAAGGAATATTAGATACCATGTCTGGAATAAGAGGAGGCATAGGTAGTTTTTTTGGTGGCACCGGTGCCGGAGGTCCGCAACAAGGTCTTGGTAGTATTTTTGGCGGTGGCGGTCAGTACACAGTAAAATCTGGCGATACCTTAAGTCAAATAGCTGCTGCTAATAATACGACTGTAGCTGAATTAGCTAAACTTAATAATATAGCTAATCCAAATATGATTATGGCTGGGCAAACTTTAACTTTGCCAAAATCTGGTGGTTTAGGTAGTTTCTTAGGCAATATTTTTAGTGGCGGAACAACAACACCGGGAACTAGTCGAGAAGGTTTAGGCAGTTTATTAGGAAACATAGGTGGCGGTGGTGTTTTAGACACTGTTCTTAAAGGTGTTCTTGCTAAAAGATTACTAGATCAAGATAGTCCTAACCCTGCTGACATTGTACCTATGGGCTTAAATGCTTTTGGTTACACGCCAGGTATGATTGAAGCTTTAAAGAACGACAGTTATCGTATAGGTAATTTAAAACCTGCTTTGATACAAGGTCAACAATATGCAAACCTTGACCCTGAAAATATGCCAACGAGCACACCAATTGCTACAGCTGAGGCTGGCGGTATTATGGGTTTAGAAGCTGGCACAATGGTAAATCCTAATAGAATGGACGACAATGGTCCTGGAGATATTACGCCAGCGTTTTTAGAGCCCGGTGAGTTTGTAATGACTAGACCAGCAACACAAGTTTTAGGAGCTAGAAATTTATATAAGTTAATGAAAGACGCAGAGAGGATGGCGTAATGGCAAGTTATTTAGATCCAGTAACTACCGTAGCTGGTTTAGAAGACCCGCGTGCCGCAAAAATGCGTGCAGGTTTTTTAGAGTCTGCTTTTGATTTAGCTGGACAACCAACACCTATACCCGTTCAAGGCGTAGCTGGCCTTGATCCATTAGAAACACAAGCTAGAACAATAGCTAGCGGTCTTGGTGGCTTTCAACCTTTTTTAAATACTGGTGCTAATATGGCACAACAAGGTTTTGATACTTTAGGTTTGGGCAGAGGCACTTTAGCTGGAGCTGCACAATTTTTTAGACCTGGCGCAGTCAGAGCTTTTTACAATCCTTTTGAACAAGATGTTGTACAACAAACAATTAGAGACTTAACTGAAAAATCAGATGTAGCTGGTATTGGTGACAGATTTAAAGCAGTTCGCTCTGGTGCATTTGGTGGCTCGCGCGGTAGATTGATGGATGTAGAAAGAGAAAGAGCTTTGGGTAGAGGCTTAGGTGAAGCTATTGGTGGAATTAGATCAAAAGGATTTTTAACAGCACAACAAGCAGCTCAAGGCGCAGGTAGAGGTATAGCAGGTATTGGTTCACAATTTGGAAATTTAGGTAGATTTATGGGTGGCGCAGGCCAACAGTTTGCTGGCTTGGGCTCTACTGGATTAGCTAATACAATCTCACAAATAAACGCTTTATCTGGTTTAGGTGCTACCGGTAGAAGTATAGATCAAGCTAGAGAAGATGTTAGGTTTGATGCAGCAAGCAGACTTGCGCAAGAACCTAGACAAAGATTGACTACCTTACAAAGTATGCTTGGTATGTTGCCAAGTGCTAGAGCCTCAACAGTTTATCGAGCTGGTGCTGGAACTGATCCTATCGCTGGTTTATTAAGTTTATTACGTGGCGGGAGATTAATTTAATGAGTTGGAAAAATAGAAAATTATTTAATAATCTACCACAAGGCATAGTCTCTGGACTCGAGCCTATTCCACGTTATAAAGAAGGTGG